AAAAGTAAAATCACAATTAAGTGGTTCTACTGTAACTTGAAAATCACAATCAGGATTATTTTGATAATATTGTGGATATAAACGAATTAATTCAACTGTTGCAACATCATTTTGTGTTACGTTAAATCCACTTATTTTGTTTATTCTATATTGTTGGTCTTTAACAAAGATAATATCGTTTAACTTGATATTTTTATATTCATCAGAATTAAACTGAATATCAAGGGTTACTTTTCTGTTCTCATCCCAATATAAAGAATCTATGTAAGTTTTCCAATAGGTATCAAAGTTAGATGTAGTGTTACCCAAGTTTAGACCAGGTCCTGCAAACTTAAAGTAGGTATTGTTAAAATGTAAATCAGCTGCACCTGGCTGTGCTGGTAAACCATTTACATTTGATAAAGTTCCATAAGAACCAGTTACGATTGTAGTTTGACCAAATCCAGTTCCAATAACAATTCTGTGTTTATCACTTCCACTTGGAAATGAGTTGTTTGATTTGAAACCAATTCTTGTTCTAAACTTATAAGATTTTAATTGGTTGTTTTCAAACTTGTATAAGTGTGGATAAGCAAAAGAAGAACCTAAATCTATATTGTAAGTTGGGTTTCCTTCTGCAGTTAAAGAACCACTTACAAAAGGTCCTCCTAATACTGTTGGTGCAAATTTATTCTTTACACTCTTAGAACCTTGTGATATATTGTTATCAGCAAGTATTCTTAAAGTTCCATACTGATAAAATGGGTCTGATTCTTTTGCTTCTACCGAGAATCTATCTGCATCATCTTCATTACCTAAGATTAACTCTTGTGGTTCTTCATCTATGGTATGTTTGATTGCAACTCTTGTAGCAGTATCCCACTTCTCTGTCCAATCTTTTGATTCACCTTCTCTAATCCAATCATCAAATTGTGCGAATACAATTGTTTTAGATTGAGTTGGGTGTGGATATACAACTAAGTTAAATTGTTGTATAATACCTTTAACTATATCAATTGATTTTAAATCTGCTGGCCATTGTAATGACATATCAACTGTTGCATCATTAAACACTTCAGGTGCAGAATCAACTCTTAATTGAGAACTAAAACCAAAAAGGTTTAAGTTAGGTGGAGTAGGACCACTAATTGTTCTATAATCTACCCATACCCATAAATCTTCTGATGTTGTTGAGTTAAATGAACCACCAGTAGAAAGAGTAAAAGTATTAAATCCATCAGCAGAACTAAACTCTCTTTTTTCAGAACTAATTACAGCCGCACTAGTAGGAAAAGAACCTCTAACAAGACGTATTTCAACTTCAACTACTGCAGTAGAAAAAGAAACAGGATTAAAAAATCCTATTTGAGCCGATGCTTCATATTGACCATTACCATCTGCAAGATAATAAACGTATCCTTCTGAACCTGAATTAAAGAACTTACCCAAAGGGTCTACCGCAATTTGATTAGCAGCAAGTTCTACATTGGTACTGTTAGGTGAGATAGATTGGTTGTAGTTATTGTATGCATATCCAGTTGCTTGTTCTGAACCAGAAATTACAATACCGATTTCTTCTTTTGCTTTAGGAAGTAAATACAAGTTAGAGAAATATCCACTATTAATAAAATCACCACTAGCACTAAATCCTGCTTGAGCACAAATTACTTCAAGAGTATCTTTTGCTCTAACCGCAGGTAGAAATTGGTTTGGTTGTATTGGAGTAGCGGTATTGTTGAAAAAGTTACCTACAACATTTCCAAATTGGTCAGGTTCTCCAAATGCAAAGAGTGGATAGTTTCCTTGTGATTCAGGGTCATTATATCCATAATCTGCTAAAGGATAATAAACTTTACCTCCTAATAATCCACCTCTCCAAGAATCTATAATAGAACCTGTGTTAAGTGTATGTTCGTATTCACTCCAATCAGCATTCTTTATAAGTTTGTTTTGAATGTTATCTTTGAACTGAACTGTTTCATCAGTTATTTGACATTTATAAACAACAAATCCTGCTTCATCTTTAACAGTTTCTAAAAGTTGAAATTGTCCTTTTAAGAGAGTTTCTCCCTTTGAGATTATAAAACCATCAATGGTATTGTAAAACGCCGGTATATCCTCTCCACCGATGTTATATGCATGTTTAAAGAACCTATTGTTGTTCTTTGTTCCTGGCAAATCAAATGTTTGAGAACCAACACCGAAGAATTCACCAATCTCAGAGTTTTCAATTGCAGATATATCTAAACGTAAAGGGATATCCTCTTGGATATCCAAATCGTAAGTTGTTCCTTCGTATATAACTCTGATTACTACACTCATTATCTATTTGGTCTTGAATTTGCTAGTTTATACTCTATATCGTATTGTGTTATCTTTTGTAATCTTGATGTTTTATGTGTGTATGCTGAATTAGTAATTTGTATTGGAACAAATGTGTTTGATACTGAAACTCCCAATCCCATATCTAATGTATTATATTGTAAATACACTTGTGGTGATTCAATTAGTTCAGTTACAAACTTTGCCTCATCATCTCTTAGGTAAGGAGTTGTAATTGTAAACCTATCTTCTTGTGATTGGTTGTATGTATCAAATCCTCTTTGTGAGAATGAATTTCTACCTGTGTTAGATGACCAAGGTATTCTTGGTTTCTTTATTTCATCTCTTGTAATCGTAGTAGATTGTCTTAGTGGTGTATTCATACCATAAGATTCCCATAGACCCCATTTGTTGATAAATAAAAAGTTTCTTCTTTCGTAATTAGAAGAACAATCTTGTATAGTAAATGATTTAGTAAAATTATTACTTGCTACATTTTGTACTCTATACCAAGCTGTTTGATTAATCTGTGCTTGTGTAAAATACCCACCATCTATTAAATTTTGAGTTCCAACAGGAATATAATTTATATATTGATTTGCTCTTGTTCTACCTAAAGTATTAGTAGCAACTAAGGAGTTATTAGAATCATATAAACTAATAGTTGTACTTTGACCTGTAATAGAATTTTGTGTATCCAATACTGGCATTACAGAATAATCATTTCTACCAATCTTGTGATTGAATTCAGAAGGACCTGAATAATTCGTCTGTAAAGAACTTAAAATGTATTGACCTGTGGATACATCAAAGTAATCACCAAAGTTCCATCCTCCACCACTACCTGATGAAGATAAAGTCATATCAAGAGTTCCTCCCCAAGCAGAATAGATACCATCACCTGATGCATTTGGACCTGTTACCTCGGGAGCTCCAATAGAACCTGTTCCATCATAAAGAGTTACTGAAGAAGAAGGTGATGTTCCGTATTCTTCACCAGCAAGTATTCTATATCTTTGATATTCATCTCCAAGTGGTGATTCTATTTGTTCTATTTTAAAATTATTAGGATTATAAGTTATATAATCATCCACAACATGAGATACATCAAATATACCAACTCCCTCTGGATTTGGAAATTGTTTTATTCTTGTTCTTAGAGTATTATCAGGCCAAGTTCTAACATCTAAAACGTATTGATATTGGAACTCATCTATATTTGTAGAATTCAATACAAATACCATAGGATTATTTGATACGTTTAAATATGTAGGGTCTAATGTTATAGTTACTGTATTTGCCATCTTAACTTACTACTGCTCCATTTGTTGAGAATATCTTTGCTATATTAGCATCAATCATTGCCTCATTGGGTTTATCTATATTTTCATTCATCCATTGTATTGCTCTATCATAAGCTTTGTTAATGAATGGTCTTGGTTTTAATCCTTTTCTTGCAATACTAAATCTTACAGGAAAAGGAAGTGGTCCACCAATTACTTTGGAACGAAACTGACCAGGTGGAAAAAACGATTCACCTGATTGTGGAACTGATTGTTCTGTTCCTCTTACACCACTATCTTGGTAAAATCCATAATCTTCTATGAATACTACTAACTCAGGGTTTCCATTGATTAGTTGAACCTTGAATCTTGGAGAACGAGCAAGTTCACCTGAATTCAATAACCCTTCGTTGATGATTTCATCTCTTAGGGCATCGGTCAAGATTCTACCTGCTTCTTCTAAAAATTCTATTTGTTCTTCCATTGTTCTATCTTCTTGAATATTGCTCTTCCTACTAATCCTCCAAATCCACCAATGATACCGAGAATGAGTGCCATTCCCATATCGTAAAGTGGCATTGTCCATATAGAGGTTAATGTAAATCCGCTAATAAATGATATTTTCTGTTCCATATTATACTAAACAATCAACTTCTGTATCTGTGATTGTGTAATTTGAGAAATTATAAATTTGTATATTATCTATATGGTCTTTACCACAACAGATTACTTCAGTAGCAGTACCTGTGTTTAAGAACTCTGCTCTCCATCCACTTTCACCAACATAGTTATAGAATGCCCATCCTAATTGTCCTTCTGTACCAGTCTGAATATCAACTATTGAACCTGTTGGTGATGGTGTTACTGTGTTTGTTGATAAAATATCTGATTGATAATACGAACCACCTCCACTAAGAATTTGGAAAGAACCACTTAAAACTAATGCTGTACTATCTCCTCCTGCTACACTTTGTGTTACTTGAGAACCAGTTGCATCTAAATAAGCAATTGTACCATTAACGTTATATCCTAAGTAATATGCATCTCCACAAACATTAGTTGTTTGATTAATTGTAATTTTACTTTCATTTGTATTATAAAGTGAACCTGTACTACCAACACAAATTGTTTCATTTTTATTTGTACTATATGCTTTCAAATCTAAACCACTTGAATTGACTGGATTATAGAATACCATATCATTACTATCACCTAACCAAAGACCAGATGCAGTTATTTCAGTAGTACTTCCTGTCAATACATTTGGATATGTTGTTCCAAATAAAATATTAGAACTATGTACACCAGTAGTTGAACCATCTATAAGAGCAGAACCAGTAGCAGCTGCAAATAAGAATGGAACATCAGCTGATAAACTTTGTGTCTGTGGGTTGTAGTTCTCATCTATATAAGTTAATTCATTTGAACCAATTCCACTTTCAGCACCATGCCAGAACACTTGTGGTGTTGCGGTTGGAGTTGGAGTTGAAGTTGGAGTGCTACTCGGTGTAGGAGTAGGACTCGTAGTTGGAGTTGGTGTTATAGGAGTAGCTGTTGGGCTAGTTGTAGGTGTTGGAGTTGGTGGTATAGGAGTTGCAGTAGCAGTTGGTGTACTACTTGGAGTAGGAGTAGGAGGAATTGGAGTAGCAGTTGGTGTACTCGTTGGGGTACTACTTGGAGTAGGTGTTGGTGGTATAGGAGTTGCAGTAGGTGTTGGACCTGGTGGTAATGTTGCAGTAGGAGTAGGGGTTTCAGTTGGTGAAACTGTTGGAGTAGGTGAAACAGTAGGTGTTGCAGTTGGTGGAATAGTTGGTTGAGGTGTAGGAGTAATTACAATTGGCCAAGAATTACCTGGTATGTTACAATAAGATATGCCCGATGCAGTTGATTCAATATTGATTGTTCCTACCCAACCTGCAGCCTTATCTCCAAATGCTTCAATGGTTGGTGTTATTCCAGTAAAAGTAAAATCAAAATCTTGTTGAACAGGCCCATCTAAAATATATCCATATATATCGTAAAGACCTTGTTCTGTATTGGAAAGAGATATTCTTCTATCTTCATCACTTAACTTTGGTACATCTAATGAATACATCTCAAAGGTTAAGGTTCTTACCCTACCATCTTGACCAGATAGACCAGGTGATGCTAAAGGTCTGATAAATAGT